AAGATTGTAACATGACTTTATATAGTTTTGTCAATATCATCTAAGTGCTGCTTTCGGGTACGATACCACATGAGTAAGTCAAGTACAACTGATTATCGTTTATAGAACCACCCATTTCTTCAGTAAAAGTAACGATTAATTCACCACCTGCTTTTACGCATTTATTCCATGTTTCAAATTGCTCTGTAAGTTGCATTGGTGCATCACAACCCCCTGCTACTTTAGAGCAGATATAAAAAATTAAAAAATATTTCATTATTTTAAATGTAATTTCTTGATGGATTTTTCACCCATATAAATTTCTGTTTCAGCTTCGCTGCGTATGCATTTGTAAGATATGTTTGGATTAAAATCTCGTTCTGCTACTCTACGCGCACGTAAACATTCTGCCATTGATTCTTGTATTCTGTGTTCTTTGATCTCTCCATCCCAAAACATCAACAGGGCTATCACAGTCTCTATCATTGTCCGTTACCGTTGTATTTCATCTCTCTGTTTGCATCTTTTAATTTTTCAATGTCTACTAATACTTTATCCATTTGCCCTCGTAAGAATTGTATATTGACTTTGTTTAACGCCATATTTTCTATATGCTTGTTTAACTTATCTGTAGTCTTATAAAGATCTTCGATCATCATGAACTGCTCAGAATCTGCGGGCAATGAACCCAGTTGTCCACGTGGCCATTTAATTCTAAACTCTGTATTTTCTCCAAGATCTTTTTCCATTATTTGTATCTTAGTGTCCGCAATATTAAGACGTTCTAAAATTTGAAAGTAACCCATGGTGCCAAGTGCTACGATAATTATTAAACTAGCAACCGTCTTCATCGGCATTTGTACTGCCGCTTCTTCTGATATATTTAAAGGTTTTTTACTCATTTGTTTTTGGTTTCGGTGGTGGTATTATAATATTTTCAGATTCAATATTCAATGAGCTACCCCCAGGTCTTAAGCACACAGCCAGAAGACACAGCAAAAATATTAAGATTGCTGTGAATTTATAGTTCATAGGAACCTCCTATTTCTTTTTTTTCATTTGATAAAACATTTTATCAGAGTCTTCTGTGACTAATCTAGTATCTTCCGCATCCCAGTAAGTAGTTTGAACTTTATAGTCTGGCCAAGAGCTATCAGTAGTATAACTATTAATGTGCCAGAGAAGACGATTATTAGGCTGAGCTGCATAATTACCGTTATCAAGCTCCAATATATGCGCACACTTATGTTCTTGAGGAATTTCAGAATGTTCAACATCCAATATATTAACGTCTGGATGCGCCCAATCAATCGTAAATAAATATTTACCATGATAGAATTTTTTGTTTAATCCTAAGTATTTTCCCTTTACGCCATCCAACCAATCAAAGCAAGTAATGCTAGGCCAGTAGCTGAAACAGTTCCACAATTCCAACTCGTTCGGCTGCATATCAGGCACTTTGGTTCTATCAAATGATTTTTGGAAAAACGCTGAGATAGGCAATCTCCAATAGCACGCACCGTTGGGTAACATGATGTTAAATAAGAGTGCACGGCCTGAAATACTCGTGAGAGCAAAGATAACACAATCTTCACTTTCTCCATGATGTTTTTTAAAGTCATAAAGATACTCCTTTCTTACTTTACAATATATAGGAGGTAGATTTGCGTTTAAATATGCCATTTAACATTTCCATCTTCTCCTAGCCTGTCTTAGTCTAGAGTTAGGGTTTTTTGCTGCTTTAGGAAACTTTTTCATTTGTCCTAAACTTCTAGCACAAAATGATTTACGTCTCTTTGCGTCTTTTGACCCAGGCTTTACTTTACCCGTAACTGCTGTTTTTAATTTTGAACCAGGATTTGCTCTTCTATAAGCAGCAACTCCTGCTTTTGTCATTCCAGCACCTGCTTTAGTAGGTCTAAAATTCTTTTTATTTCGAGCTGGCATAACATCGCCACCTCTTTTAAAAGTTTTTTTAAAAAAAAATCCTTGTTGATCTTCTCCTATTTTAATACCGAATTCTGATTCTACTTCTTGTGAGGGTGTACCTGGTACAAAATTATCTTTTAGTTTTAGTCTTCTAATTGTTATACTAGGTTTTAATTTACTTTTTTTACCTATTTGTTTGAGGTCATCACCTGTAAAACCAGTTTTAGGTATAAATTCTTTCATACCACTATCTATTTCAATTCTGGTTAATTTATTAGCCATGCCTCAAACCTTATTACAATAAAAAATTAAGCATCAAAATAAACAGTTACCGAATTGCAACTCACTTCTGAAAAACTTACAAAGGCACCATTTTTATAAAGGATTCCATCTTGTGGAATGTTAATAGTGCTTATATCTCCTTCAGTTGCAGTTGTTCTGACCGTTAATAATGAAGTTCCAGAAATACTTTGGTTTCTTACCTCAACACTGCCTATCGCTCCACCTGAACCCACGTTTGCTTGTCTTACTCTTGTTCTACCTGCGAAGATGCTTCCAAAAACATCAGCTGTCATTCCTAAAGAAACGTTAGCTGCAGGTTGTGCGCTCACTGTTGCAGAAGTTATTGTTAGAAAAGCACCTGTAGTTCCAGACGTAGTTGTTGCTGAACCTGGTAATGTTATTACTTCAGTAAGAGCATCTCCATTTTCATCTGTCCCAACAATAGTTATCGTTTTGCCACCATCACTTGAACCCGTTGTAGTAGCTGTAATTTTTCTGGCTGTGTTAGTGCCAAAAGAAGTTTTTGCTAAAGTAAACGTAGTCGTAGGTTGAGCAGCAGCGGCAACAAAAGTTCCAGATGAAGCATTCGTGTCTATAAAGGTTTTGGATTTTACGTCACCCATGTACATTTTTTTTTCTCCTATGTTTGTGGCTCCCGAAGGAGCCACTAGTTATTTATTATTGTGTATCAAAAGGTGTTGCAATTTGTCCAGCACTAACTAGCTGTCCTTCAACAGCGTATAAGTTAGCTGCAATTGCAGTAAATTTAATTCTTGAACCTTTTAAACCACCAGTCGTAGCACTACCAGCCTCACCATTTAAATTAACTTCATTGTTGGCTGCTGCTGGAATAAATTGTTTACCAGCTGTAGACGCATCAATACCAAGTGTAACAGCACCGACAAATTTGTCAGCTGTGTTAGCAGTCTTGATAGTTCCTGTGAAATTATCAATAAAAAGAATTTCAAAAGTAGTTCCAATTGTATTTGCGTTATTTGGATCACTTCCTGGTCCTGCAGAAGCAGAGTCAGCAGTTGAAATTATTGAAGGTATCGTGATTGCAGTTGGTGTTCCAGCAGGATCCATTGTTACTAGTCTTCCTGCATGGTCAGCAACAGTTAGATCCGTTGCTAAAGTGACAGCTTTCACTGCGCTTGGTCCTAAATTAATAAAACCATTTTTTGATCGGACTGGTCCGTCAAATGTAGTATTTGCCATAATATTCTCCTTTGTATAGCGTTAATTTTTGTAGTCTCTATACCGTCTGCCTAGTCAGTCTACAAAATAATTATTTCCTAGGTCTTTTTATTATACATAAAAAAAGGGGCGATGTGAACACCGCCCCTTTTAAGTAATACTAGTTGTATTATCTATTAACTAGTTGGTAAATTTCCGTTACCAAATACACATCTTGGATCAGAAAATCCAAAAGAGTATCTTTCTCTAGCTTTAAATCTTACGTTTCCAGTATCGAAGTCTCCTTCCATTGCCGTTTTGATTGGTGATCTAACGAACATTTTGAATCCGTTAGGTACATCAGTCAATAAGAAGTAAGAGTCAGTATCAGTTAAAAAGTTATTAATTACATAACCTTCTGGTACCATACCCATGCTTCTAACAGCATTGATGTCATTATCAGCAGTTCCTGTTCTCATAGGTGACTTCATTAGTCTCTCAGCAGTAAATTGTAATTCTTTTGGAATTATCATTTTTCTACCTTGAGTTGCTATTTTAAGTCCTCTTTCATCTACGAACCCAGCAATGTCAATTAATGACTGCTCAAGTGAAGTTTCGTTAAGATCTGCAGCTGTAGCAAGAACATTTGAAAAAGTTCCGCCCGTTGCAAGTGGGTGAGCGTTTCCAATTAAGGATTCACCGTCACCACCTGTTACAGTTGCAACTTGTGCATTGTTCAATACGTTTGCAGCTTTAACTTGCTTCGTATTTGCCATAGATCTTGCAAGAGCTCTTGTGTATCTTGCAGCTAATCTATCGTATAGGTTATCTTCGATTGCTTCCTCAGTGATTGAGAATGCTAACGCGATTGTTTCGTGAGTGTATCTAGAAGTGAAAGTTTCACCTGCTTGATCAAACACTACTCCAGCACCTTCTTGTTTAACTGGTGCAGAAGCAAAACCGCTTAACATTACTTCCTCTTCGAAAGCTCTGTCAGATGTTTCAGTAGTATAAATCTCAGCATGCTGATTTTCATATCTACTATATTCCAGGCCGAATAAAGCATTCAAACCTGGCTCTAGTTCTTTAACTAGTTGTGATCGTGATATCGCCATAGTTATTCTCCTTTATCTATTATAGGCCTGTACCACTTCTGTAGAAGTGATTGTTGATTCTAACAAGAACATTAGCATTCGCGTTAGCTGTATCTGAGTTGTCTGGATCTTGACAAATATCAATCGCTTGAATTGCGAAAGTAGTTGCTGTTCCAGATACTGATACGTCTAACTGAGCTTTTGATATTCCTGTCGCTGTAACACCAGTAGTGTTTGTAACAGAGTAGTTTCTGTAAAGATCTGCTCTAGTAAAAGCCTCGTCTGCATCAATCAAAAACACTGCGTCTGGGTCATCAATAACAAATGCCGTAATGTCACTTGCTGCAATTCCACCAGGGTAGAAGTTTTTGAAAGTTGGCTTTTGAGTAGTTGGATCTGTGTAAAAACATCCGTTAAAAACGCCCACAACAGCATCTGATGTGTTAGCACCATGTTTCTGAATGTTACCAGATGTTAGTGGTTCCACTAAATCACCTTGGTAAATTGCAGTTGCATAGCCACTAGCAATCGTGTATCTGTTTTGAGCACCTACTAATGGTGTACCGTCTAGTTTTCTGTAAGGTCTTAGACCAAACTTTTCACTAACATTAGCCATAGT